TTTAATATATTTACAGTAAGTTATGTCATTTCAGATAATTAAAGAGAACGCATCAGACATTTGGAGACATTCCCAGACTGACGACTTAAACAATGATTTAATATTATCAACAGGATTTTTTAAATTCACTGCTGATATATTTGAGTTGTTTTCTGAATCTGGCGGATCTCTTAGAACATCTGCATTAACCAATATTGTGGTTATTGATGAAACTGATGCTGGACTACCAGAAACTTTCACAACAGCTTTAAACCTAACAACTAGACTAAAAGCATTAGGATATCCATTCTTTAACGAAGCTGGAGCTGCTGGAGCTGTATTAAGCGTATTTGGACGTACAGGGGCTGTTGTAGCAACCTTAAACGATTATACGAGTAGTTTAGTTAATAATACATCTATTGTATCGGGGGCAACTGTTTCTGATGCCTTAAATACCTTATCTGGACAAGTTACTGGATTTGTTAGCGTGTCTGGAACACCTCTAGTTAATCAGTTTGCGGTTTGGACAGATGCCACTACAGCTAAAGGAATCCCACAAATGACTTTAGTTGGTGGCGATTTTATAATGGGAGAAATTAACGGGATTTTAACTATTCGCACTCTTACAGGTTTTTCAGAAATACTAGCATCAAATAGATTTGATTTTGAAACAAATGAGGGAATTAGATTAAATACAATTGGCAAATCTTCAGCAACTAATTTTGTGCCATCAAGTTCAGGAATAACAACATTAACTGCCCCTACACAATCTGGAGTTATTCCAGTTACTGTGAATGGGTCTGCTGCGGGTAGTGATGGAAATATATCTGTGTCGTTAGGATTAGGTGACATGATACTAGCAGATGCGCAAACAGTCACGGGAACTAAAACATTTAGCGTAGGCACTCTTTTATTAGACGATAGCGATTCTGCTTTTAATTTAATTTTAGGCTCAACATCCACTATAACTACAGCAAATAAAACTTTAACTTTTGATGTTAATGATGCAGACAGAACTTTAACTTTTACGAGTGACGCTACTATTGGAGGAACAAATACAGGAGATCAGACAATAACATTAACTGGAGATGTAACAGGAACGGGTACAAGTTCATTCGCCACTACTATTGCGACCAATGCGGTCACGTTTCCTAAAATGACCAATGTGGGTACATCAGTTATATTAGGGCGAATAACAGGCGGAACAGGGAATATCGAATCTTTATCTGGCACACAGGCTACAACATTATTAGATGTGTTTACAACTGGTTTGCAAGGGGTCGTTCCAGCTTCGGGTGGTGGAACAACTAATTTTTTACGCGCTGATAATACATGGGCTGCACCTGGTGGTGGAGCGCAAGACTTACAGTCTGTTACAGATATAGGAAACACAAGTACGAATAATATAGCTATAAACGGTACGGGAGCAGCTAATTTAAACGTTAACAATACTTCCAGCTTTAGAACTGCATCTATATTTTCTGATAATTTAGTATTTTCAAGAGATTCTTTTAATTTAACAATTCAATCCCCTACTTTAACAGCTAACAGCACACTTACCATACCTGATCCCACTGTTAACAGAACCCTACCTATATCAGTAAATAGTGCTTTTGCAGATGCGGCTGGTAATATTGTTATAGCGGCTGGCGGAGATATGATTTTAGCAGATGCTCAAACTAATACGGGTGCTAAAACATTTAATGACGGAACATTATTATTAAGAAATGTAGCAAATACATTCAACGGAGTTTTTACCAACACTAACACTGCAGACAGAACATATACGATAAAAGACAGTGATGGTACTTTTGCTTTCTTAACTGATTTAGGGTTTTCTGAATGGTCAACATTTACAGGCACTAGAGCAGTAAATGATTTACTTGTTCTTTTGGGAGATTACGACGACGAAGGAAATGGCACTAAAATAACTATTAATTTAGCTGGAGATGCAATTGGTTTTGAAACAGGAGCTGTCGAGACTCTGACAATAGCGGATTCATTATTAACAGTGAATGCCACGCTTGATGTTAATGGTGTTATAAATACTATCCATACTGCTACTGAAGCAAACAACCACGCATTAGATATTATTTGTGATGCAGCGGGATTTGGAGATGTAAAAGCATTGGATATTGTTTATACAACAGGGGGTCTTGGTACAGGCGAAGATGATGGGGTTATTTTAATAAATATTGATGAGTCATTAGCAACAGGCGGAGAAGTGTTTGGGGTAGAGGTGCTTACAACAGATTTTGGTTCTACTGCGGTTTATGCTTTAAAGGTAGGCGTAGAAGCTAATGTTATATTTCAAGACTCAGGAACATTTGGAAACATGGATTCTGCCCTTAATATAGCGGTAGATGTATTGGCAGCAGTATCATCAGGTGGTGCAGGAAACATATCAATGTTTGTTGCGGATAATGATACTATTACAATAGGGAATGCTATTATATTCGACGAAATGGAATTCCTTATTGGCACAGGGGCTTCTGCCGCTGGTATAAACCCTGTGTTTGAATACTCAACAGGCGTAGGAACATGGGCAGCATTTACACCAACAGACAGTACAAATGGATTTAAAAACACAGGTGCTATTCTTTGGGATAGTACAGACCTTGCGGGATGGGCTATTGGTACAGGTTCAGAATTCTTAATTAGAATCACAAGAACAAGAAATTCTCTATCTACAACACCAATAGTAGATACTATTCAAATTTCATCTGTTCTTATTTATTCTTGGGACAAAGACGGTAACTTATTAGTGAACTCTATAGATGTAGGCGGCACAAGTTCCCAGTTTATAAAAGGAGATGGCACTTTAAGTTTTGAAGGAGTAGAAATTGGAATAGCATGTAGTGATGAAAATACAGCCCTAACAACTGGAGCTGCAAAAGTAACATTTAGAACGCCTTTCGCAATGACTTTAACCGAAGTTAGAGCGAATGTAAAAACAGCCCCTACAGGAAGTGTTTTAACGGTAGATATTAACGAGACAGGGGCTACAATACTAAGCACAAAAATAACAATAGACGCCACAGAAAAAACAAGCGAAACCGCAGCAATACCACCAATTATAAGTAATTTAAGCTTGTCGAATGATGCCGAAATGACAGTAGATATTGATACAATAGGAAGCACAATAGCAGGAACTGGTTTAAAAATTTGGTTAATTGGGTCAAAAACATAAATATGAAAGCAGTTTTAATTAGAATAAGTACACAAGAGATTTTAAAATATAAAGTAGCCTATCCATCTATTGATATAATCCCTATTGAATCTTTAGATGATGATTTAGAGTGGTTAATTATTAATAGGATAGATCAACCTGTTTATGATTCAACTACTCAAAAATTAGTTAAGACCGAAGAAATAACAACAACAGAACATCCAGATTATGCTGGCTTAAATCAATATAGAATATCTTTTAGTGTAGTTGCTTTAAGTGCTGAAGAATTAGACTTTTTAGATGATTCCGAAGCTAAAAATAAACAAGATTTAAACATTCAAGAAGGGGAGCGTTTGTTTAAGAAAACGTATAGGAAAATATGGAGACGAAGACATAAAAACGGGGGAGCAAATAACAAGTTAACACAAAAACAAACTAGAGATTTAATGCAGTGGTTTCAACCTGTTTATTTATGGTTAAAATGTGGTAATTGGCATCAAGCTAGAAAAGAGATTAACAAGGCTGCTTTACAAAATTTAGTTACAACCGCTAATGTGCAAAGGATTACAACAACTTATCAGTTTTTAGTTGATGAGATAGAGAATTATTTCACTAATACTTATGATTTATAATGATAATTAATTCCTTTTGGAGCGGAGATCTTTTCGCGTCTTTATTTGCTGCGTATAAGATGAATAATACGACAGGAGACACTACGATGGTAGAACCTGTTAACGCTTTAAACGGAACAATACAGAGTGCAATAACTTTCGACTCAGGAGTTGACGGGAATAAAGCTAATTTTCCTGGCGGTGCTAACAACGCTATAACTGTTTTAAGTAATAGTTTATTTAATTTTTCAACAGCATTAGCCGATAAGGTTTTTTCTATTAGTTTCTTTTTAAGCATAGGCGTGACGACTACTCAATGGGTGGTTAATAAAAGGATCGCATCAAATGATGTCTGGCAAATTGTTATAGTGGCTGGAAAGATACAAATCAATATTTTTTCTGGAGGAAGTTCATCAATATACATTTCCGCTGAAATTGACGAAGTATTAACCATAAATACCCAATATCACGTAACATTTACTTATGATTCTTTAGGGACTACAGGTTCTTTTAAGACTTACTTAAACGGCATATCTAAAACTTATACAGCCACAACGGCTGGAAGTTATGTAAGAATGAAGTACGATGCTAATAGTCCAATGTACATTGGTAGACCCGCCTTTGCAGACGCCCTAAGACTTAACGGATGGATTGACGAAATGTATTTCTTTGACGAAGAGTTGAGCCAAGCACAAGTAACAGCTTTACAAACAACATATTTACCATAAATTAATCGTTAAAGAGGAAAAAACTAAAACAGAAATAAATATAATACCTTAAATTAAAAATTATGAAAGAACAAATGTATTTAATGCCAGACCCGCCAGAAGGCGAAGATGAAGAAAACGAAGATGGAATAGGTGGTGAAACACCGCCAGACGACGACGAGGAATCGGATGCTTAAGTTTTATATTAAAAATACATTATTGCTATCGACTTTTCTTTTAAGTCAACTACATACGTTGTTTCGTGGGGACAAACAGCGGGTTGATTGGTCTCTTTTAATAGACCACTCTAGGAGAATAGACTACGCTGTAATGTATATGTCAATTGCTATAAACTTTTTAATATTGGCGTTTTGCCTTCATTATCCAAAAGGCGTTAATAAGAACGTCACGCGATTTATTTTAATTATAACCATATTAGATATGTTACATTTAGTATTGTTTTCTAAAATAGGTTTTGGAATGGCTAAGATAGGCATCGCCTTTGTAGTATATTTATTGTATGAGTTTATATTTAGAGGCAATGGCAACAATAAAATGGCTTTATAGTTTTATAGAAAAGATTTTTTTAGGTTTTTGGGGATTAACTGTAATAGAGTTGATCCCTATACTTAACTTAGGGCTTTTAAAGGGCATAGATGATACTATAAAAATTATCATGGCTACTGTTGGTGCGGTTTATTTAATCGTGCAATTACCATATAAGATATGGTCTTTAAAGGACAAAAAGAAATCTAGTAAATTAGATATTGAATTAAAGAAGCAGGAGTTAGAGAAACTAAAAAGAGAAAATGGAAAACATTAAAAAATACTGGTTTTTATACACACCATTAGCCGCATTAATTATATGGGGTGTTTCTATTAATAGCAGAATATTTGAATCTCCAGAAGAAAAAGTTGAATGGGGCGTGCAGTTAAAAGCAATGCCAACACCAGCGCAAACAATTAGAACACATATATTGGATAGTGTAGATAAAATTCATGCTAAGAAATCAAGAAACAAAAGGGATTCAATGTACGGTGTTTTAATTAACCGAATGGATTATAACGATTCTATACAGCTCTTAAACGCGGATCAAATGTTTCAAATAAAAGAACAACTACAGAATGAACAGAACTGATATTATAAACGACTTAAAAAACTTTTTCGCTATACACGAACTTGTTGGTAAAGATGTTTATGAAAAGCATGGGGATAACGCTTGGTTTGTCTTTAGAACCGAAACGCTACATTGTTTATTGATAATGCGAAAGGGAATAGGCAGACCGTTTGAGGTTAACAATTGGTTTTGGGGTGGTGCTTACGACGAAAGAGGCTACAGAAGTAACATACAAGAGATAGTAAAGAGTAAGACGCTTAAAAACAAGCTTTATGTATCTGGGCATCCTTTAGGTTGTGCTATTGATTATAAAGTAAAAGGCATGCACGCAGAACGTGTTAGAGATTGGATATTAGAGAATGAAGATTTATTCCCTTGCAAGATTAGATTGGAACATAAGAAGAACGGAAAGCCTATTACATGGCTGCATTTTGATAATAAGGATTACGAAAACAACCCTAAGATTTATTTATTTGATGTGTAAATAATATATTTATTCACACCACCTAAATAAAAATTTTGTATATTTAACCTTGATTAAGTTATTTTGGTTGATTAATAGGTTAAAAAGGTGTAATGTAGGTGTTATGCCTTTTTTTTGTATATTTATATCAACTTATAAAAAATAAAAACACAATGGGAGATTTACAAGACAAAGTAGGAAGCGCAAAAGCTTGGTACAAGTCTAAAGCAATTATAGGAATTATTATTGCTATGATACCAACGTTAATTCAAATGGTTAAGCCTGATTTAGTTTTGGATTTAAAAGGTGGTACAGAAACATTATTTAATGAAGCGGGTGAAATTGCAAGTCAAGCCGATACGATGATTAGTCAAGGCAAATTATTATGGGCGCAATTATCTGAAAGTATTGGCGCTATTTTAACAGTTGTTGGAATTAGAACAGCTAAAAAAGGAATTAAGTAAAAGTAAAATAATGAGCGACAAGTCCACGGTCTTCGATGTCTTGGATGGTTTTTTTCAAGTATTAGAACCTAATGAAGCAGCACAATCAAGTAGGGTGCTTAAAAAAGAAATTCGTTTCATGGAACGCCAACTAAACAAGTATGAGCGTAAATGGAAAAAAGACGGATTATCAGATTTAGAAAAAGAAAGAATAGAAAAACTAAGAACAGCTATATTTAACAAATTAATGAAATTATAGTCCTTAGAACTAGTATAACACAAATAGATTCTGTGAGAGGGATTTATTAAAGCCTTATTATTAACGTAATAGGGCTTTTTTGTGTCTTAATTTTAAAATAAGTGTTAATATGTTTGTATGACAACGTATAACATTGTATATTGCGGTATAATTAAAACCTAAATATCATGAAAACTATACTTATTCTATTATTCATTTTATCTCCTTTCTTTTTAAGTGCTCAATCAAAAAGCGTAGAAACCAAGAAGGAGGTTATTCAGAAAAAAAGCAAAGACTTAATTAGCGTGGAGGTTTATATAAAAATCTTAAAATTAAAAAGAGCCAAAACCGTAAAATGCTAAACTAATGAAAACAGAAATAGATAAATACAGTCCTTGTAGGGATGCGCTAGATTTTAGAAAAGAGTTCTCTACATTTAAAGAGGCTTGGGAATCTTGTCCTCGTGGCGATTGGATGTTGTGGATAGCAAAAAGGTTAGACGTAAATATTCACACTTTAACTTATGCAAAAGCATTGTGCGCTGAAACAGTTATTCATTTAATGGAAGACCAAAGAAGCAAAGACGCCATTAAAGTAGCTAAAAGATTTGGGAAATACAGAGCAAATAAAGACCAACTAGATATTGCTTATGCTGCTGCTGCTGCTGCTGCTGCTCCTTATGCTTCTGCTTCTGCTTTTGCTGCTTATGCCTTTTCTGCTGCTTCTGCTTCTTGTTATGCTGCTGCTGCTTCTGCTTCTTATCCTGCTTCTTATGCTGCTTCTGCTTCTTATACTGCTGCTGCTGCTGCTTCTTATGCTGCTGCTGATGTTGCTGCTGCTGATGTTGCTTATGCTGCTGATGTTGCTTATGCTTCTTATACTGCTGCTGCTGCTGCTTCTTATGCTGCTTCTTATGCTGCTAAAGAAAACAGGTTGCAAACAGCTAACATTTGCAGAAAACACTTAACCAAGGCAGTCTTTAAAAATCTTAAAATAAAACAATGATAAAAGACTATCTAATAACATGGTGGTGCTACGTAAGAGATGATTACGTAGACTACGAACAATTAATAACAGCTTCATCTCCACAAAACGGAATAGATATAATTAAAAGTATTCCTGGATATATTTATAGAGCAGGTAAAAACTGGGAAGCACACGAGGTAATAGTAACTAATTATAAAACTAAAGACTATATAATAGCATGAAAAAACAAAAAGAAATAACGGTACAGGTAGCGTTTAGAATACCAGAAACCATGATAAACGAAATTGAGAAAATCGGAGATAAAGTTTTCCCTCTACAGAAACAAAACACTTTTACGAACCAAGTACTATTTGTAATGGAAAAAGGAATTGAAGCGTATAACAAAGAAAATAAATAATTATGAAACCCCAAACCTACGAAGAAAAACAGATTAGCCGAATGGTTAATGACCTACTTATAAAAGATAAATGGTCACGAACTTATATTAAACCTTTAAAACAAACAAAATGATTTACCTAAAAACAACAAAACACAATACCAAAATTTCAACAGCAAGTAAAATTACAGAAAAGGGCATTTTATATGTAACGCAATCATCAATAGAAATTGATGCCCTATCGCTTGATACATTAGAAGATGAGCGTAAATGGTACATAGAAAAACTAGGGGCTGAAACAGCCACACAACAAGAGTTTGACCAATTTTATATTGATGCAGTTAGAAACATTAATGAAATTTCTAAACTTTAAGTTATGAAAACACATTATAGAAACGTATTCAAAAGCGACCATTTAGGTGTCGCAGATTTAGAAGATTTTATTGAGCGTAAAGAATCAATGGTTTACACAATCAAAGAAGTAATACAACACTTTGATATAAAAGTAGCAGGACGCACTGGAAATCATAATATAGCGTATTTTGTAGAAGGTATAAAACCATTGGTCTTAAACGCAACAAACTCTAAAGTTGTAAAATCTTTTAATAGTGGAAGTCCATTTGTTCAAGATTGGAGTAATACAAAAATTGAATTGTACATTGACGCAACCGTAAAGATGAAAGGCGATATTGTTGGAGGAGTAAGGATTAAACCTGTGCCACCACAATCAAAGAAAAAACCTTTGTTTACTGAATCTAATTTCGATAAAGCTCACGTAGCAAAAGCAACTGTTGAAATCATTAAAAAAGCCTATACATTAACTCCAGAGATGGAAGCTAAATACCTAGTTTATGTTACAAAGAACTAAAGATTGGTTTGATATTAGAGAGGGTCGTTTTACTGCATCACAAATAAGTCGATTACTAGGAAAAGAAGGACTAAAGCGCACTAAGGACTCAATAGATGGTTACGCATACGAAAAAGCAGTTGAGCAAATATACGGAAAAGACGAAGACGAGGATTTTATATCCTTTGATATGCAGCGCGGAATAACTCAGGAGCCTTTAGCATTTGCTTTGTTTAAAGAATTAAAATCTTATGAATTTATAGATGTTAAAGAGACAGGATTTCATCAATTTGAAAAACATGCAGGAGCGAGTCCAGATGGATTATTATCTAACAATTGTAATTTAGAAATAAAATGCCCTAGAAGAAAATCTTTTTTTAGATTAGTTGCAAACGGCATTGATGAAGTGAAACCAGATTACGTGGCTCAAATGCAAATGCAAATGTTGTCTACAAAAACAGAAAAAACACATTTTTTTAATTATTACTTATCAAAATCCATTCAATATTGGCATGATATAGAGGTTTATAGAGACGAGGGGATGATTGATTTGATTAAGGAGCGTATTAATATGGCGACCGAAATCAAATTAGATTATATTGAAAAGATAAACAAAAACAGTCAATTTTAAATAAAGAATCTTTAAAAGAAATAAATAATAATAATTTTAAATGATATGACACCACAAGATTTTGACCAAACAACCTTTTCAATATTCACAAGAATTGAATACAAAGGAAAACCAAAAAAAGTAATGAGTGTTGTTTTTGAAGAACGGCTAATTGCTTTTAATGTAGATAATGATGATGCCTTATATTGGGCAAGATGTGAAAACGTAAAATTACTATAAAAAGTGATATATAATTTATCTAATAGAATACACCAAGAGCAAGCTAAAACAAAGTTAGAGTACTTTATTAGCAAGGAAAAGACAATTACGCTAACAGAGAAACGAAAAACTAGAAGCGTATCTCAAAACGCTTATTTACACCTTATTTTGTCTGCATTTGGCTTAGAGTTTGGATATACATTAGACGAGGTTAAGCAATATATATTTAAAGAGCATATTAACTCAGATATCTTTTACGACGGAGATAAGCATGGTTTATTGGTAATTAAATCATGGCGTAGTACTGCTGACTTAGACACAAAAGAAATGACAACAGCTATAGATAGGCTTTTAGACTATTCTGCAAAGAATGGTTTCCGATTACCAGAGCCTTCAGATTTAGCTTGGATTAATGAGATTAAAAATAATATAGAATCTAATAAACAATATTTATGAGAGTAGAAAAAATTATAGTTCCAGAAGGATGGAATCCAGATTGTTCAAAAGCAATAAATAAATGGTTTAACAAAATTTCTAAAATAACCAAATACGATACTCGTAAACCTAAAAACAAATGAAAAATTGGAAGATTATTTGCGATGGATGTTTTGCTTTTAATAAAGAAGAACATTTTAAATGCAAGCTAGGGTATAGGCTTAAAACCAGAACTAAGCACCACCATCATAGTATAAAGGTATTTTCTCCTATTAACACATGTGAAAAGCCAAAAAACAAAGAGGAATTAGTTCTAGCGATAATAAACAAAACAGATTTATAATAACCTAAACAAAACATCATGTTAACTATAGAAAAAATAAAAAACACTGTAAACGAATTATCTGGTATTGATATTCTTGAAGACACTAGGACGGACTTTGTGGCTCATTGTAGATGGGTGTTTTTTGATTTATGTAAACTATTATTACCCACAATGAGCTATGAAGAAATAGGAGGATATGTAAATAGAGATCACGCGTCTGTCACTTACGCTCTTGGAAAAAAAAATAAAAAATATAGTAATTTAGAGCGAGTATTGAAAATTAAAAAATATAAAAAAACAAAACATATATATCAAGTCGCTCACTATTCGTTATGTAGAAATTTAAAATTAAATATTGATGATATTCGTGATTTAGATATAATGAAATTATTTCATAAGAGTGAAATATTGAGACTAACAAATGATTATAAAGAAACAATAAGCAATTTAAACGATTCGATAACGCTAAACCAAAACATACAATACACGTTAAAGATACTAAAAATGAAAGAAGAAAAACAAATAGAATTTGACAACACCAGGTCACGACCATTTTATTTGTTAAACAAAAACCAATGAAAGATGTATTTCTAATACAAAGCGAAGTAATTAGTAGAGAATATTTTGTATTTCGCGATAATGGAGAAGAAATATTAATAATATTATTAGACAACTCTTATAGTTGTGATGCAGTATTAACTAATAAGGAAAAAAGAGCCGTTAAAAAGATTTTGAAACAAAAAATAAATGAACGTAAAAACCAAGAGGTGTAAGATTTGTAAAAAAGGATTTAAGCCTTTTAAAACAACTCAAGTAGTTTGTTCTCCTAAATGTGCCGTGCAGTATATAGAAAACACAAAATTAAAAAAAGAAGCACAAAGTAATTTATTAAAAATTGGGTTAGATAATCGTATTAAAGAAATCAAACTGTCTAAAGACCTGGAGAATACTAAAAAGCAAGTACACAACTATATCCATTTGAGAGACAAAGGAAATAATTGCATTAGTTGTGATAGGGTTAATGATGGAACTTTCGACGCGGGGCATTATTTTAAAGCTGAATTATACTCAAGCCTTAAATTCAATACCAACAACATACACCTCCAGTGCCGTCATTGTAACAGGTATTTAGAAGGTCATTTAAACGCTTACTTAATAGGCTTACAAAAAAAGATAGGTAAAGATAATACTGATAAATTAAACGAGTTGTCAGAGGCTTATACTCAATCTGCTTTTAAATGGAATAGGGAAGATTTAAAAACGATTAGAAACGAGGTTAAAGAATTACGAAAACAATTAAATGGAAGAATATAAAATATTAAATCTATACGCTTGCTTAGGTGGTAATCGTTATAAGTGGGATGAAGTCGCAAAAGAAGCGGGTATTGAAATAGAGGTTACAGCGGTTGAGCTTGACCCTGAACTAGCAAGGATGTATAGTGATAGATTTCCAAATGATAATGTAATTGTAGCGGATGCACATCAATACTTATTAGACCACTTTAAAGGCTACGATTTTATATGGACTTCTGCACCTTGCCCGACACATAGTAGAGCAAGGTATTGGAATAGTAGTAATTATGACACTACAACAAAAGCGGTTTATCCGGATATGAAATTGTATGAAGAAATATTACTACTTGAACATTATTTTAAAGGAAAGTATGTTGTTGAAAATGTAATACCATATTACGAACCTTTAATACAAGCAAAAAAACGCGGCAGACATTTATATTGGACTAACTTTAATTTACCAAATAATTTACAAGACAGACGATTTGCAATAAGCCAAACTAAAAACGAGCTTCAAGAACTTTGTAAGTTTCACGAAATAGATTTAAGCAGTTATAACGGAACACAAAGTAAAGTTAAGATAGGCAGAAACCTGGTCGATTATGAATCTGGAAGAACGATATTAGAAACTGCATTAGGAATAATAAGAAAACAAAACGTAAAACAAACAGAATTATGGGAATAATAAGCGCAAAAATAAAAGCATTTAAAGAATATAACGAATCTGGAAAACGTATTTCTTGCAGAAACAGAATACTAAACTTCATTATTAAAAGAGGTGAAGTTACTATGTTTCAAGTCGAAAGTTTATTAAATATTAAACATCAAACCGCTAGTGCGCGAATGAGTGAATTAGAAGACAATGGAGAAATATATGTATCTGGCACATATAACGACGGGAAGAGCAGTAAATGGAAACACGAACACAACATAGCGAAACAAAAAGAAAACGCCTTAAAACGCACTAAGATTAAATATGAGGCTTGGCTAAAGGAGGGTGAAATAAATAATTGGAAACAAATATAAATTATAAAAAACAGGGTAGCTGAAAACTGAATAGAGTAAGCAAAATTTTAAATATTATATTATGAAAAAAGTTTTTTTATTAACAGTATTAGCCTTGTGCTTCTCAATGTCAATTTTTGCGTCAACAAATGGCGGCGAGAAAAAAGAAGTTGTTAAACCCGACCAAACGACGACAGCTTTGAACCTGATCTCAACAACATCATTTTTGAAAACAAGTAAATTCGTTGTCGAGAGAGAGGGGGTTTTGTGTTCAGTTACCGAAACAACTGGATATTGGCCTTGGCAGACACAGAAAACAACAAATTATACAGTATATAGAAACCCTTACAATGATACGTACTACTATATAATTACAGTGGTTACGTCTGGAGTGATAACGCAATCAGAAATCGTTTTAGGAACAGGCAGACAGGGCGAAATTTCAGCGCAAGGAACATGCGGGATGATTAGTGATGATGAAGATTAATTAAAAACAAATTATATTATGAAAAAAGTAATTTTATTAGTGTTAATGTTAGGTATTGGATTGTTTTCAGTTGATTGCAACGCACAGCAGCCAGAACCATGGCAAACAGAGATACTGGAGAATCTTCCTCCAACACCACCACGAGTATGGGTTCCTGGTTATTGGGGATGGACAACTTGGGCAGGAGTGTTAGTCCCTGTGTATCATAAAGGATATTGGAAATACGAAGAGTAAACACTTATCAAGCCTCATTCGTGGGGCTTGATTTGCTTAGTGTTGCTATTGTTTTTATTGTTTTTATGGCAGCTATCACTATGTTACCACAAGACTATAAAGTGATTTTAAGAAACGAAGATTATCGTCTTTTTTAATGTGAAGTACGTAATTCATTTAACCCTCTACCAACCGCTACTAATTCAGCAGCTCCGAGATTGAGCATCTTGCCGACTATTCAAAGTCTAATTAAACTATTACAGTCAATGAGCGTGGACTACTTGTCCTTTTTCTGCTCCTTTGGTTTAGGAACAGATACCTTTAGAACATCGTCTAAAGATGTGTTTATTTTGAGATTGCCGTTGTACTTCTTGGCTCTCTCTTTTGGTTTTTCTTCTTTGTTCATGATGTAAAGATAATTAAAACATTCAATTTTAAACAGAAGAAAATCATTGAAATGACGTTATTTTGTTGTATATTATAGGTTTAATACTAATTATTTGCTAATTATAACGTGGTTTTTGGTTCTACTAGTTAGAATTTCATATATTTGACCGCACAACGAAATCATACACAAACACCTTACAACCCTATTCTAATGACTGAAAACAATTCAGGAAGCAATTCAAAATTAATGGATTTTAGCTTTGTTGGAGACAATCAGTTATCTATTGATGATATGCTAGAGATAGCATATAATGAAGGGCAAAAAGATGTTCATAAAGACTTTAAAAAAGGATTAGAAAAGAATCTTCAAACTACTGCTGCGTTTTCTAGCTTATTTAAAAATAAATTAAGTGAAAAAGAAATCAAAGTAGAAAATATGTTTCTTCGTATATTATCTTATTCTGAATTTGAATGTTTAGTGGTTATCTCCGATAAAGATTACTATGCTAAGAATAAGCGATGGGATGCGTACAATATAAGTAGAAATCTAAACGCTAAAATTGGTGAGATTGATATTCAGTTTTCATTAATGCCAGATTCAGAAGAAATAAAAAAAGCAAATATTACCTCTGAAGGATTTTATTTTAAATATGCCTCAGAACAATAAACCAGCTCCTCCATTTTCGCACGCTACCCACAATTATAATGCTTGCTATGCTCTTAAAAATATCGGAGGTTATGATGATTGGGTCGTTACTACAGCTTTTTATTCTGGAATGAAATTTTTAGAGGATAAACTATTTCCTGGAGATTATGACCACCCTATTAAGCATGGGGAAAATAAAGAGTATAAAACATTTTCATTATATGTTAGAGATTTTGGCAGGATGTTAGGTGCTAATAAGCATAAAATCATGTCTGAATTAGTGTCTGAAAATATTGAAGATATTGATGTTGTTAATTCATACGAAGACTTAAAACAGTCTTGCCATACTGCTAGGTATATTAATTACCAAGTAGGGCAAGACCGTATAGATATGTCAATTGAAGCTATTGAGGCTATTAAAAATCATTGTGTTTAGTTTAAAGTCAACTCCTTATAGCTCAAAACACTCTCACTATCCACCAAAAACTTTTCAAACCTTTCTTGACTTGTCAAATCACGAGTATTAAAACGTGCTGCAAATTCATCCAAGTAACGTTCTAAATGCTTATCACTTACTTGATGGTAAACACCATACAAACCTCTTTTTAATACACTCCAAAAGTTCTCTATGGTGTTCGTATGCACATTACCCTCAACATATATATTAAGAGCGTGCTTAACGTTGTCATGTGTATAGTATCTTTTTAATTGATTATACGCAGGAGCTTCATCAGAATAGATAGTCGAATCTTGTGGAACGTGTGTCGTCACAAAATCTTCCATATTCTTAGTAGTCTCTCCGCTTACATATCTTAAAGCTACTTTACCGTTACGCTCAATGATTCCTACAACTGTTTTTTTAGGCTTATATGATTCACCCTCATTAGTTAAGTTCTTATCATTTTGAGAACGTCGTTTGTTTAAATGCTTATTGCGTTCCTTTCCACCAATATAAGTGGCATCAATTTCTACCATTTTACTTTCTCCTAACATTTGCGGAGACTTCTCTCTTAGCATTTCGCGAATACGATGTAAAACAAACCAAGCTGTCTTTTGGGGAATGCCTAAGTCTAAACCTAGCTGAACCGAAGAAATACCCTTTTTATGAGTAGTGGCTAAATAAATCGCTGCAAACCATATTCTTAATGAAATTTTAGAATTATGAAAAATAGTGCCAGTTGTTATGCTAAAATCCTTTCTACACTCTTTCTCTCCACATCTAAACCCTCTTTTAGTTGTATAAACCTTTAAACTAGCACAATGAGGACAAGCTATGTCACCGTTCCAACGTATCTGTTGGTAGTAGTCTTTGCAAGTGCTTTCTTCTTTGAAGTAGTCTAAAAGCTGTGGGAGTGATTTAAAATTCATGGTTTCTAGTTTTTGATTATACAAATATATACGTATTATTTTGCAATAACAAGTATTCGTGCAATTATTTACGTACTATATTGTAATTTGTATTATATTTGTGAAGTGATACGAGACTTAAAAAGTTTATATACGCTTATTACTGATAATAGGGTTGTAATATTTGACACTAACTTAAAATCGTTTGTAGAAAAACTAAATGATTTTGAAAGTGATACAAGAAATTACGACTACTACTATAGAGAATTAAAAAAAACGCAATTAATTGAATTTCAAAATAATAGCGGTAGAAAATACTATTTACAAAAACTTTTGTAGTTTTGTTAAATGAAGAAAGGGAGCAGCGACTAAACTTACTCCCTATTCCGACTTTAAGTTAAAAGCCCTATCCTGATGAGAGACGGCACACTTTTTAACAGCTAGTCTAATACTTCCTAATGATGGAAGCCTGTATAATATAAGCGCCTAATTTAGGTGCTTTTGTTTTTTATAAATCAATCAATAAACTTCCTTGATTTTTATCAACCGCTTCTTCAATGTATTCATGACCGCTTTTTATTTTGTCATTTTCTATCCAATTTGGACTTCCCCAGAAAACATTGATATTAGACTTACCTATTTTATAAGAGGTAATTTTATTCATTTTCTTTAATTTTCCTGTGGTTCTAGAAAGCTTGATAGTCCAATCATTTTCATTACCACCAATTTGTGCTTGAATAAACTTAGCCATTTCTCGAATTTTCATAAATCTTTGATTCTCTTTTAAGACAAGTAAAAACTTTTGAGGGGTTGATGATTTTTTCAATTCTCTTCCCAGGTCGAAGTCTACAACTACTATTTCTTTTGGTTTTTGAATAGGTTTTGGTTGGTTCTCTCCATAACTTTGCAGTAATAGATTAACCGCGTTAAGCCTTTCTGTTAAAGCGTTTCTTTCTTTTTTAAGTTCTTCAATAAAGCTCATAATAATAAAATTTATTTGTATCTCTACAAGATTATAACTATATTTGCTATAACAAAAAAGTGGAGCTGGAGGGAATCAAACCCTCATTCACAAGGTAGGAATCCTGAATAATTCAAATCTGACAGCCCCCTCTTTTTATGTTATACATTATTAAAATTCAAAAGTCTTCAGTTTCGCAGCTCGGAGACTTTTTTCATTTAATGATGTTACAAATATAAAAATTATTTTCAATAAAACAAATAGAAGAACACAGAGGGGTTAAACAAGATGAGTAAGAGAAGTTAATAAGGAAAAAATTGCTTAAACTATTGATATTACTAATGTTAAAGCTCATGTGTTAAGAAATATTTTTAAAATATATATCGCATATTGTATATGAGTGTGTATACAAAGTTATTAACAAATCTCTTTTATTTGTGATCTAAAACTATTTTGTATAGCATACTTTATAAGTACTTCATTAGAAAATGAATTAATTAAAGATAGACTGTGTATAGTGCATGGGTGGCTGCATGTTTGATTGTACTTAATAATATTGTAACATTTAATATTAGTAGTACACTAATAATATACTATGTTAGGATTTGTTAAATGGCTTTTGAAAATGTTTGTTGTAGTATTCGTTGCTATGACATTGTTTGCTTTTTATGTCTATATTTCAATTAAATTATTAAAGACTTTTAATGTTCAAGATTATCTTAGTCAAGATAATTTGGTTATTGCTGCAATTACTCCTGCTGTGATATTGTCCTTTGGTACAATTAATTTCTGTAAATCTTTTTTCAAGAAACTACAAGAGCAAAAATAATCAGCTCATTTGTAAACGTTTGTAAACGGATAATTATTATATTTGTTTAAACTGTTGTGGTAACATGGTTATAGATGCCGTTTTTATTGATACTAACACTAAAATATGAATCGTTTTTTAATGATTTATATTGACTGTTGTCGAACGTTTTAATGTTCGTTATTTCAATAAATAATAAATATTATTAGAATAGTTTAAAATAATTTTTGTAAAAAGACTTGTGTAATTAAATTAATTGTTTAAATTTGTACAGATGAAAGATATTTTAATTATAAAATCAAAAATTGAATCTGGATTAATATCCAAGACAGAGCTATCTAATCAATTAGGTATAAGCAGGGTTACCCTTGATACTAGACTTTACAAAGGCAACTGGAAGAAAGGAGAATTGGTTTTGCTTAAAAACATAGTGTAAAAAAATTTAATTTACTTTGTAAAAAAATATACAATGAAAAGAAATAGAATATCACACGAAATTGTTTTAATAACAGAAGAGTGTTGTAGTTGTGGCGTCGTGTTTGCTCTTCCAGAATTCTTGCACGAAAAACTAAAAGAAAAAGGAAAGAAAATGTCATTCCATTGCCCTAATGGACACGCACAACATTATCAAGGTTCAATCGAAGAAATGATTAGAGAAGAGTATCGTTCGGAAATATATATTAAAAATCAAAAGATTAAAAGAGAACATGAAAAAATAGTAAAATTAAGAAGAGAATTAAGTGAATTAAAAAAAGGTGTGTTACCTAAAAGAAAAATGAGACGAATAAAATAAGTAATGGCGGAGAATAAAAAATCTTTTATGTTTTATTGTGATTGGCAGGAAACATTTAACACACTACCTAATGAAAAGGCAGGGGAACTTATAAAACACGTTTTAAGCTATGTTAATGATGAAGACCCACAAACGGATGACTTACTTATTAATGCCGTATTTGCTAATATAAAACAGGCTTTAAAAAGAGATTTAAAAAAATGGGAATTAAAATCAAAACAAAATAGTGCAAACGCCAAGATACGATGGGATAAAAATAATGCGAACGCATCCGAACGCATAAAACTAGATGCGAAACATGCCGATAAAGATATAGTAATAGATAAAGATATAGTAATAGATATAAACAACATCTATAATAAATTTGTTGATGAAGTTAAGAATAATAACCACGACCAAGCTGTAGAGGAAATGTATATGCGTTTAAAACTAAAGAAAGGTAGTCTTACTCCTTTATTAAAAACCTTTAAAGGACAATTGATTATAGATAACACGCTTCATAAAAACACTTTGGAATTTAGAAAGCATTTTAATAACTGGTTAAACACACAAGAGCGAGTCGGAAAACTTAACGAACATAAAAAAAGAACTTAATGGATAAATTAAAAGAAGGGGATTATTTAACAACTATTGATAAAGTGGATTTTAAAGAAATGCATGATAATTGTTTTGTTGATGTTTCTTTAAAATTACCACCGCCACCAGTTGCATTAAGTTTAGGAGATTATGTTTATAAGAATGTAAGATACCCAATACCGTTTGGAACGTATGGGAACTTTAGTTGCTTGGTTGGAGCGTCTAAATCAATGAAAACATTTTTAAAGTCAGCTTTGTTAGCGGGTTATATTGGAGGAGGCGCACAAAACTATTTTCCAGATTTATTAGGACATAATACAAAAGATAAATTTATAATAGATGTTGATACAGAACAATCCTTATGGCATACTCAAAGAGTAGCAAGGCGTGTTTGTGATATGGTTGGTTCTGATTATAAATTATTTATCCCTTTTTCAACAAGAGAATATGATGCAAAAATAAGATTCCAATTTATAGAATGGATTATGATGGAAAGTGAATATAGGAATAATATAGGATTAATTTGTATAGATGGTGCAGCCGATATAATTGATAGTGTTAATGATTTAGATGAAGCCAACAGGATAACCCAAGGCATGATGACGTGGACAACAAAAAGCAACGCTCATTTATCAACTGTTTTACATAGGAATCATGGTAGCGATAAGCCTACGGGTCATTTAGGAAGTTCAATAATGAAGAAAGCCGAAACGGTTGCGTTTGTAACAAGAGATGATAATCTAACAAAAGTAACTCCAGACTATTGCAGGAACTTTCCTTTTAATGAGTTTTATTTTGAGCTTGACCACAACCACATACCAACAGTAAACGGAGATAATAATTTAATAATATGAATATAGAAAAAGCATTGGAACATTTTAAATGGAAATTTGATAACGTACAAAAGCCTTCAACAAAGGACATTAAAGCGTTTAATTCAATTTTAGAATGGAAGGAAACGCAAGAAAGTATAAATTTACAAAGAAATGAAAGTTTAGCTAAATTATGGATTCACCAATTAATACTTTTAAACGAAAGTAATTTATATTCAGCAGAGAGAGCAATCCAGGTTATTGATGAAATACTAAACAAAAGTGTTTATGATTGGACAATAATATTAAAAGATAAAATCAGCATAATGCGATTTAATGCGATTTTATTAGAAAAAGGAATGAAACCATTAGCTAATGATTTAAACCTAACAAAAGCAAGATTAAGCGTATTAGAAACACTAAGCAACCATAAAGAAGAATTAGAAAAAGAATTTACAAGCGAAATCACAGAGGAAAACACGATTAAGTTTGTTGAAAAGCAAATTAATAGAATAATAACTAAATACGAAAAATAAAATGTGTTTACGTAGATATTTTGATAGACTACACGCTAAAAACCAACACATAAAAGAATTTATATGATGACTAAAAAAGAATTTACAAAATTAATAGATAAGCACTTAATTATAAGTCAAAGACAGAATGTGCCATTCGGTAAATTGCATAATTATATAAGTGGAATTGATAAACTGCATGAAGCAATGAATTTTACACGTTGTTGTACAGGTGAAACCGAACAGTTTATTTGTTTAAAATGTAAAGATAAGGGATGGTATAAAAAAACACAAAATAAATTATGATTGATCAATTAGAAACCAAAGAAGCAGAAAATAAGTCTGACGGTTATACGGTGTTAACTACTGTACCCGATGAAGCAAAGACCATAACAAAAAGAACCTTCAATAAGTGGCTTAATACTATAAAGCAATTGGCACAACTTTATTCTAATATTTGCTATAAAGTTGAACAAAAAACAACTAAAGAATTAAAATACTTAATAAAGTACGGAAGTGAGTTGACAAATACCAACTGTTGGTGGGCTGAATATAGAGTTTTTCCACTTATTGAAACTATCGCAAAGCAAGAACTTAATAGACGAAAACAAACCAAAAAGGCATTGTAGTTAACGGTATAGTAAAGCTTGTTAAAGCAATACGTAAGTAGTTATTAATTATATAGATTGTTAGCTTTTCGTTTTTCGGTACAAAAATTAAAATTATGGGTAAAATTAAAGAAGTTAATGGTAATAAATATTCAAGGGAGGATTTTGGAAACTATGCCTTTAGAGTAAAAGTAGATTTTTCACACAGTTTCAAGAAGGCACAGTATTGATTTATATACTACCCAAACTAATAGAGATTTAATATGGGAAGATATAGACGAATTAACTACATAAAAGGTAGAAAGATTCGAAATAACTCACTTAGCTACAAAAGAACAAGATGATAAAGCTTCTGCTTTAATTGACGAGTGGTTGTTAAATGAAAGCTAACGTTCTGAATATGGTGAGTAGCCGACCACCTAAAAGTTTCGGTTTAAAATAAATGTTTAATCGGCTATTCACTATATTTTGTGTTAGCATTAGTTATTTAATTATGAAGAATTTAGAAAAAAGAGACGGATTTAAAAACAGACATACAGATGGACTACCAACTGAAAAAATAAATATGAAAGTAGTTACAAATGATGTTGATGGTGAGCATATAATGTTATGTGAATGGCAACCATTTAATAAGGAAGAATACTCTGAAAGTAATATGCCTGCCGATGGATATTTAGGAACTGTAAAAGTTATTGAAGAACAATTTAATGGTATTGGCTTTCACGCTTGGAATCAAAACAATAGTGAATTTGTTTATTACTCGGTTGTTAATTAATGCTAACGTTTAGTATAAGACCCGTTTTTTCTATGGGTTTTATACATTGTTAGCATTAGTACGGATTTATAAATACAAAACTTAAATAAAATGGAAAGATTAAAAGAATTGATTGGTAAAACGCTTACCAAAGTAGAAAACAAAGATGATGATGAGATAATATTTACTTGCGAAGACGGAAAGCAATATAAAATGTATCACGGACAAGATTGTTGCGAAAGTGTTTCGATTGAAGATATAGTTGGTGACTTGCAAGATTTAGTTGGAAGCCCAATACTAAAAGCAGAAGAAGTTTCTAATTACGAGCCAACTTCTAAAGAAGATATTGAACGAACAAAAGAAGCGGATGATTGGGGTTCTTGTACTTGGACTTACTATAAATTCGCAACAATTAAAGGATATGTAGATATTAGATGGTATGGCGAAAGTACTGTCTATTATTCTGAATCTGTAGATTTTATATTGCTTGGTGTTGATTATGAGTACTAACGTAGTATTAATGGTAACGATTTGAATATGTGGCGTTTTTTCTATGCCATATATTTAGTGTTAGGCTTATGTACGGATTATTAAACGATAATATTAATTATAAAAACGAATAAAATGGAACAACCAAGAAAGAATGAACATTGGCACGTAAACAATACGAGCTTAACAGGAAAAGACAATAACAGTATTGTAAAAGTACTAGAGGATAAAACTTTAACTGTACCAAACTGGAGAAAACATAAATACAAATGCGATAGGAAAGGTGAAGAGGTTTGGATTAATGGTGATTATTTTGTAGAGAAGTTCGCAGAAGCAAGCGAAACATTACGAGTATTCTCAAATCCTTCTCGACCAGCTTAGTATTAAGCCTAACATATGGATAGACGTATGAATACGGTTATCTCTTAAAAAAGTAAGAATAACAATACAATTTTAATTAAATAAGAATCTTTAAAGAATAAAAAACTATAATAATTAACATTTAAAACTATGAAAAATAAAACAGGAATAAAATCAATTTGGACAATAACATTAACATCTGTAGCTTTGTTAATATTTGGATTACACCAATGTTCAGCACAAGACAATATAGGCATTTCATTGCATCAAGACGGTAAGCTTTTAATAATCGGAGATAATATAGGAAACAACGCAGGAACGCTAGATTTAGTTTTTAGGCTTAAACTACAGGGTTATCAAGACAAATGGGGATATGCAATAGTATTTCCAGAATACGAATATAGCAACCTTGCAGGGGGTAAATACGTAAGATATTCTATAAACACAGGGTATGTGTTTAATAAGTTAATATTAGATAATCTTGAAGTTAATATTACTGGTGGCTTTGGATGGATAGACCGATTCGGAACAACTTACAGCGCATCATTTGGCAGTGAGTTAGCCTATAAGATAAACAAGAAGATAAAAGCGAGTTTAATGAATCAATACACGAACAGAAGCGATATAGGTGTTTGGAGATATTCTGTATTGTGGGGTTTAGAATTTACATTATAACGTTAAGAATATGAAACGGCTTTTTTGCTGTTTTATATTTAGTGTTACCCACCGTTAAATTTAGAATTATGGAAATAGATTACTTTAAAGAAGAAAACGAACAGATTAAAAAAATGAATTGAACTACTGCGGAGGTTATAGAGCAAATGGCAAAGTTTAAAATATCAAATTAATTGTAATTAAAAAACCCTCTACAAATTACCGTAAAGGGCTTTAAATAAAAGTACTCATAATTAATTAATTTTTTTCTTTGGGTTAATTCCCACGAGCGCAAGATAATAAAAAATTTGTATCTTTACAATTATGCTAGATATAGTAAGTAATATAGAAGTAATAGAAACCATGGGAGAGTGGGAAATGAATACATCAAATTATATTTTATTCGATTATATAACAGAACCATATATTAATTGGGTGTTTATGTGGATTGGTTGGATTTCGTATCTTGTAAACAAAGAAGAAATTGATGTTTTTGATAAATCAGATAACACGAAAGAAACTAAAAGCACGTTTAAAAAAAGGATGTCTGAAATGATGGAAAAAGCGGAAAAACAATAAATAACTATAAATAAACAAATGGAAAAGCAAAAACTTAAATGGCTTATAGCTCACAAGAAATAGAAGACATATTCAACAAGGTATGTGAAAGAATACAAAACGGTGAAGCTGTCAGAACGATACTACTAGAATCTGACATGCCTAGTAGTCGAACCTTTTTTAAGTGGTTAGATGAATTAGATGAGAACGACGCGAAGGTAAAACAATACGCGCGCGCGACCACTAAGAGAGCTGATGCTATATTCGACGAGATTTTAGACATAGCAGATGAGAATAATGCAGATGTTTATATTGATGATGGCGTTGCTAAAATAGACGGAAACACTGTTCAAAGGTCTAGGCTTAGAGTGGACGCTCGTAAATGGGTTGCTTCTAAATTAAACCCAAAAAAATACGGCGATAAGTTAGATGTTGGAATAAAGGGAGGGATGGTAGTCAAATATCAGAACGTATCGAAGAAGTTTGATGAAAACGGAAAGGCTAAAGATGAAGAATAAAACAATAGAGCTTGATGAAAATGGATTTCGTAAATGGAAGAATAAATAAGTTTACAAAAGAGGGGTAATGAAAGATGAATAAAGAAGAGTTTGATAACCTAACTTTTAAAGAAATTAGAAACCACATAAGATATAAAGACCGTCCACATAGTATCTTGATTGTTGATTGTGTAGAAGGGCTTATTTGTATAGCTGATGATAATGACTGTTCAAGATGGGTGAGATTTGAAAACTGTGAGTTATTGGTACAGACGTGGCGGAAGATAGACGCTTAATTTCAGAAGATGCGACCTAGGAATCGAATCCTGTCGTCTGTACTATTTTTTCAAACCCCCGTAAACAAAGAGTAGTAATGAAAGATGCAATATTAAAAATACTAGAAGGTCACCAATTACAAGACTCAATAGATGGTGCGATGTACACACACCCATTAATAAGTCATACAGAATATGAAAAAATATCAGAAGAAATAGAAAAATTATTTGTTGAACACGATGTTAGTCAACAACATAACTGCCGTAATTGCTCAAGTTTATTTATGGCATTGCCAGGAGATAGTAATTCAGAAGCTTTCGAGCAAAAACTATTTGATAAAAGCAGACCAGAAGTTGAATTGTTTTGTGAACACCCATTTACTCCAGATAAATTTTGGAATGAACGAAGTGGAAATAAGCCAGAAACAATGTTAGATGAATTTAATTGTCCACATTTCAAACCCTTATAAACAAAGGCGTTAGTCATTATGCCTCACACGGTGGAGACAAATAATAAATATATACACATGAATAAAACAAGACGTAGACAAGACGTAGATAAGATGTTAGAAAAAGATGAGGTTGGATTATACATTAATTCAGACGGTTACTCAGAAGCAAGAGCGAATGTAGTAATATCAACAGCATTATATAGTAATACAAATAAATTTCATGGCAACTACCCATCAACACTTCAAATTAAAATAAAGGAATTCAACATAGCAAAAAAGAACTTTATTATCTAGGTATATTAGTAGAATACTTATCAAAAAAAGATTAACTTTAAGAACCATATATTAATATAATTAAATACACAAACAAATGAAGACAGAGATTTCAGAAATTATTAAAAAACACTTACCCGAACAAGTAGGGGAACTATTAAAAAAAGAATTAGAGAATTTTAAAGAATTGAGAGGGGAACATGACCAATCGTTAAAAGATATAGACCAAAAGGAAAAAACAATTCACGATTTGAGACAAGAATTAGAAGCGCTTAAATGTCTTAATTTAAAAAGAAAAGAACTTGATGTTCGTGAACTAGAAATTGATGATAAGGAAAGAAATCTTAAAGTAGATGTCTTAGACATTAAGCTTAAAGAGTCAGAAAAGAGAGCTGATATGGCAATGGCTTTTACAACGGGGCTTATTAGAAATACTTTGTATAGAGAAAACGTATTTGGAAATAACACACATGTTCTAAGTGACGGGAACGGTTATCAAAGACGGGAGCAAACACCCACTAATGACATAAAAGAAAAAGAAGCAGAATAAAGAATAAATATATAAACACATACAAATGAAAAAACCATTTACAAAAGAGGAAAAAGAAGTAATGGACTTATTAGTAGAAGCTCATAATAAGTTCGCTAAAATAGAACAAACACACCCAAGCGATATGAATGAATGGGTTGATGGAATACATAGATGTCAAGGCGTATTGCAAGGACGTGTAGTAAGAAGGGATTATCCCGATGTTTTCCCTGATATTTTTCATATTTTATAATCTAGCTGTGGTTATTTTCTATGATTTACAGAACATCTACATATTATCTAATTAAAAGGATAAAGAAGAAGATAAAAAACATTCAAGGAGGGCAAGGCGCGGGAAAAAATATCTCCATCTGTCAGATACTAATAGAAAAAGCCAACGAAAAGAAACGTCTTATAACAGTTATGACAGACACTTACCCGAATCTAAGGGATGGTGCTATAACAGATTTCAAGAACCAGTTCCATGCATCTGACCTAGACTGGGAAGAAGCGTTTAACAAATCAGAAAGCAATCTTACTATAGGTGAATCAGTAATCCAGTTCAGGCACATTTCAGATGCACGAGGCAATTCAGGTAAATCAAAACGAAGAGATATACTTTACATCAACGAAGCTAATAAGATAGGATGGAATGTGGCTAGTACTTATATTGGCAGAACACACGAAGACGTTTACATTGACTACAACCCAGACTTTGAGTTTTGGGCGCATACACAAGTCCCTAAGCTAGTAGATGCCGATGGAGAATCTATAAGCGAACAAATAATTGTTACCTATAAGGATAATGAAATGTGTCCACAAGGGGAAGTAGACTATATTGAATCAAGACGTGACGATGAGCAATGGTTTCGAGTATATGGCGCCGGTCTTGTTGGTACATATTCAGACAGACAGATATACCCATTCAGCGTAATAGACAGTATTCCAGAGACGGCTATACGTATTCCTAGCGGTATGGACTTCGGTAAATCTCCAGACCCTTGTGTTCTATTAGATTACTATATTGATGACTATGATTTGATTATTGACCAAAGGTTTATTAAGAATAATCTGCAGCCTCAGAAGTTTGAAGGGGTTGATGTGATGTCAGTTGTTGACATGATGGAAGAAGTGGAGCATGATAAAAGAGTAATGATTATAGGTGACAGTTCTGGAAAGACTGAGCTTACAGACCTTGCTAAACACAAGTATATTGTTAAAGCGGTAAAGAAGCCTGCAGGTAGCGTATTAGACGGCATGAAAAAACTAAGAGCCTATAACATCAAAATAACCAAACAAAGCGTTGAGACAATACATTCTTTTAGTCAGTTCTTATACGATGAAGATTCAAACGGCAAGATAATCCCTGGCGCACCTAAAGCGCACGAACCTGATGTAATAGCGAGTTCAAGATATGTCGTAATGGGGCGTCCGTGGTGGGAATACTTAGTTCCTAAACCAGTAAAATCCGCATAATTTATTAAGTTGTTTACAAATAACTGTTATATGTTAGTACGTTATACTGATAATATGTTTATATTTGTATTCTAAGCAAAGGAGTTATACAACGAGTTTGAAAAAAGGTTCACTGACTATTAATAGTTGCTAACGGTTAGTATAAGGTTAAGCCATAGCAGAAATTACAAATTAAAAACGAATATTAATTAGGCTTATAAACTATATACATTGTTGTGTGTAGTGCGGTGATTAAGCCACAAACTTTATTAAAATGGCACGAAGAAAAAGATTTAACAGCGAAAAAGCCGCCCTTTCATTTGCTAAAAAAGTAGGTGGAAAGGTAAATGATTGTAGAACCATTGAAGGAGCAAAAAGCCCCTTTACAGTTACATACCAACCAAACGAGAAAACGAAAAAACACGGACAAGGTAGATTTTACGAACCTGAATTTGCACCCGAAGAAGGGCGAGATTTTGGTTATCCAAATGAATACTGGCAGTAGTATTACACACAACGTTTAGTATAAAAATTGAAGCCGTAAATAAGATGCTACCCTCACGTATGCGGTGAGCATAATTAACAGACATAAGCCATAAATAAGACACTCTAACAGGCTTTTGTTTTTATATTTTGTTAGGGTGCGTTTTGAATTATGCAAAAAATTTACAAGTACACGCTACAAATTACGGATATACAGAAAGTAGAAATGCCAATGAATAACACTATACTTTCTGCAAAAGAGCAAAATGGTAATTTATGCTTATGGGTTTTAGTAGATATAAACCAAAAAACAGAACTTGACTACGAAATAGAAATATTTGGTACGGGAAATCCATTTGAAGGCGGCACAGGTGTTATGAGAGAGTTTATAGATACGGTTATTATGCCTAATGGTTTGGTTTGGCATTTGTTTAAAAGACTGGTGTAAATGCACCCTAACGGTCTAGTATAAGAATAGTAGCGGATAGAATGCAAAAGCCAAACGAATTAGAATAGAATTAAATAAATAGTATTAATCTTTAAAAAGCCATAAAACCGCTATTATTTTTATACGGTGTTAGGCATAGTACGGATTATGAACGAAATTTTAAATTGGTTTACAGACAATTACAAGCAAGACAAAAACGAATGTATTGCAATATTGACACAAGCACAAAAAGACTATCCTTTTACGATAGAAGACATTAAAGTAGGATGTACTGAATTGCGAAAAATACCTTTAGAAGACCAAGACCACTTGCCAACACATATAAAAATACTTGGTGAATTATCTAATGTAGGAATAAATGCAAATATAGCAGGTGAAAAATTACGAGAATCTCTATTGAAAAGTAAGAAAGGTTAGTATTATGCTTAACGTGGCCGGATATGATTTCGTACCGGCCGGCCGGAAGTAACCGGTTAAATAAATATACGTTGGCCAACCGGATAAGCACCGGCCGGAATAGATTTAAACCGGTATGAATTATATGTATTGTTGGCCATCTTTGTTTTTGGCCGGATATAAAACAACCGGTAAACACTGGCCGGCCAACCGGATTAACCGGAACGACATTAACCGGCCGGAACATAAAAAATATTGTGGCCAACGTTTGGGTATGGTTAGTGCGATTAAATTAAACGAAAATATAATTATGGAACAGACATTTGAAGATTACCTAAAGCAAGCAAGACAAGATTTTGCAAAAGTAGCAAGTGAATATACTGTTACTGAACATTTAAAATTAAGAACGGCTATTGATAGCTTGCTGATTGCTTATGACCAAGCAGTAAGCCAAGCATTAACTATACCCGTTGTTAGCAAATGCAATGAACAGTTTTTTGCGTTGCTTAAATATGCGATGCCTACCAACTATAAAGACTTAGCCTTAGAAAGAATAGTTGAACGCTATATAAATGAAAGCAAATAATTGTTGCCAATGGTAAGCATAAGACAAGTTTATTTAACGACTAAACAAGTACAAATGATTGAAATAAGAGAGATAACAGAAAAGGATAAGTACCACAGAATCACAGCTATTAAATACGTAGTGCAACTTGGAGAATTAAAAAGCTACCTAACAGAAAAAGAATTAATAGAGCTACGAAGCAAGTTAAATACATTTGTTTTATGCAATGTTATAAAATGCTCGAATTGCGGTGATACTGGACGAGGAAAACCAACACTGCAAGAACCTGACGGTGAAGAGTGCAAGGAGTGCTTATCGAGTTGTTTATAACGCTGAGTGTATGGAAAGTGATTTTACGGATTAAATACTACAAATATGACAGATATAAAATTGAATGACAAAATGAATGATACTGTAAAAGAAATGTTGCAGTTGAGAAAAGACCCAATGAGCTTATATGCTTTGAAAAGGATTGAATATTTAGAAGATGTAGTAAAATCATTTTCTATACATAATGTTAGCCACCGAAGGGAACTGTTAATTGACTTTTTTAGAAAATTAAGTAAAGTTAGTATTAATGATAAAGGTAATATGTACACAGTAACTAAAGCTGTTGAAGATTACTTAAAAGACAATTAATTGTGGCATAACGGTACTTGTGTATGTGTAGTTGCGTGTAATTAAAAATAAATTAAACAGATAAGGAATGACGTATAATGACTTTATAGGAAGTATAGATAATAAACTTTATAACAAAATTAGGCAAAGTAAAAGTGATGCTGAATGCAGAAGGTATTTAAAAGAACACCTACAAAAGCAATTACATATACACGATGTTGTAGATTGTAAAAACGATTTAGATGAACTATACATTGCTCATAACTGGCACAATGAACAAATGAAAGAAGTTGAGCCGTTAAGCAGAGATTACTTTATACACTATGGAAGGCGTGAAGGTGTTAGAAATGCAATAGAAATAATTACAGGTGAAGAAATGTAGTTTTTATTATCTACAACGTTAATGTTGTATGAGTAGTTGCTAGGATTAAAAAATAACTTAATAAACAAGAAAATGGATTTAAAAGAATTTATAAGACAAAACGAAAAAATGAATAGTAGTCTAATAACTGATTGGAGTAAAGAAATGTTATTAGAGGCTATACAAACATGGACTGATAATCAATTACTTATACAACGTGTTGTACAGCAACGCGAACTGTTCATTGACCTTTTAAAATGGGTTGATGATGGTTTTAAAATGGGAGAAACTGCCGAAATAATAGTTGATGACTATATAAAAGAAAAGGGCAATTTATAGTGTACAACGGCAAATTGTATGGTTAGTGGTGGTTAAATTACAACTGAACCAAGTAAATAAAAACAGAATAACAAGTAAAAATAAATATTAATAAACAAGCGATTAGTAACCATTAACTATACAAAGTGTTACCAATTGCGACTTAAAACAAAACAAAATGAAAACATTAAACGAAATTAAAGAAATATGTGATGGAATACAATACTCACGTGATGTACCAGAAGATGCTAAAAAACTAGCAAAAGAAAACAACATAATTATTATTGTGGGTGGTTCTGATGATTTAATGTATTGCTATGGTGCTAAAAGTTATTTAGCAGATAACCAAGAACATGGATATGGATGGGATGGCGAAGATTTAACAACTATAAAAGGCGAAAAGAAACTTAAAAAAGAAGCCAAACAATTAGGATTAAAAATTTGGTGGTGTGGTGAAATTGCGGATAAAGGATTAAAAATTGAAGGGTATTCAACTACAAAAAGTGGTGCTTTTAGTTATTCTGTAAATGATGATATTGAAAGTTTAAATTTTAAAGTAATGGAAGATGAAGATGTTTACTGTACTGGGATAATAATACAACTACCAGATGACTTTAAAGCACAATCTTAGTTATTGGTAACGTATGGTGGTATGGTGCGTTGCTTTTTTGCAATGCATTATAACACGTGTTGTAAGTAGTTAAATTAAAAAAAAGAAGATGGAAATGGCTGACGTAGGAAGCCACATAAAACATAATAAATGGAATTAAACAAAGTACATAAAATAGACTTCTTAAATAACACCTTACCAGATAAGTGTGCAAACCTAATTATTGCAGACCCTCCATATTTTGAAACGAAAGGCGAGTTTGATTTTATTTGGAATAATTTTAACGACTACTTAATTGATGTAGAAAAATGGGCTATTGAGTGCAAACGCTTATTAGCAGAAAACGGTACTTTATTTTGGTTTGGTGGAAGTAAAAATATTGCCTACTCACAAATAATTTTTGATAAATACTTTGGCTTAGTAAATAATTTAGTTTGGGAAAAAGCCGAAGCTGATGGAATGTTTGGAAGTACTGGAAGCGAACAATTAAGAAGTTTTCCTAACAGCACCGAAAGGATTTTGATGTACTCAAATGATGTTTACAACCTTACACAATGCGTTTACTCTATACGTGATTACATAAGAGCCGAAATAATAAGAGCAAAAGGTAAAATTGTATTAAAGCACGTTAACGAAGCGTTGGGAACTGCAACAAATGGTGGTGGTGTTGCATCTGCTTGTTTAAGTTTAGATAAAAAAGAACCTGCAATGTTTACTAAAGAAATGTATCAAAAATTACAAGTATGGCTTAATGAACGCAAGGAATATGATTATTTACGCAAGGAATATGAGGATTTACGCAAGGAATATGAGGATTTACGCAGACCGTTTGAAAACTTTTATAAAAGTACAGAAGTTCTGAAAGTTAGATTTAAACCATCTGAATACGACCACCCAACTGTAAAGCCTGAAAAATTAGCGAGAGTACTTATTAAAACTTGCAGTAGAGAAAATGATTTAGTAGTAGTTCCTTTCTCTGGTTCTGGAACTGAATGTGCTATGAGTGTAAAAGAAAAAAGAAACTGCATAGGATTTGAGATAACAGAAAAGCACGTAGATATGAGTAATAAACGACTAAATAAAATAATAAGTGAGCCTACGATGTTTTAACCGTAAACTTGCTAAAAAGAGCGCAAAGGCTTTTTAATTTTATTACTTACAACGTTGAGCATATGAAATTTAAAGCGTATAAATAAACACAAAAATTAGATATTATGGAATGGATTAATGTAAATAAGCAGTTGCCAAAACCGTGGGAAGATGTAATTATATACTGTAAAAAACACGGTGTATCTCAAGGATGTTTAAGAGAGCAAAGAAATAAAAGTGATTACGAGCAAAGTAAAGGTGCTTTGTTTTGGGAAAATAATAGAGATAATTGGGATATTGACGTGAGGTTTTGGCAACCTATGCCTAAAGCACCTAAATAGCTTTATTTTTTATATGCATTGTTACCTTATGGCGCACTTTTTAAAGCGTATTGATTGGGTAAGAGTGTGCGCTTGAAGGTAACAAGTGGATATAGTTACAAAAAGTATTACAATTTATGAATAAGTACACTAAAATAAAGACTTTACGTATTTCAGAGATTCAACACAATACACTTGTGAAGATGAAAAGTTATAAAGTAGATGTATCTAGTTTTATTCGCGATGCAATAAAAGAGAAAATTAATCGAGAGTATAAAGATTTACTACCTAAACCTAAAAAAGATGATTGTCCTTTTTAGCACAATTAATACAATAAAAAACAATGTACATATACCACAACACACAAATAGACGAATACGAGTTTTACACTAATTTAAAGCTTCTATGTGAGAATTTAGGGTTAAAGTATAACACCTTTTCAAATATATTCAGTCGTCAAAAGAAGCATCGTTATAACGGACATAATTTTGTAATAGTAAAACGGGTTAAGAAATGAAAGTAGCACTATATATATTGGAAGCTAATGGAGGAAAAACATCTTTCAGAACTGAACCTTTAAGCGTAAAAAAATGCTTACAGGTGAAAAGAATAAGCGAAGCAGGAAAACGATGGAAAGGCTATTCTTTAAAGGAAATGATATTTAACATGAATGGATTAGTGAAATTACACATAGAACAACACAACCAAACAAGAGCATTACAAGATGGTTAAAGCTTGCTATCGTGGTCAAAACATAAAATTATGACTAAAACAGAAGAAATAAGAAAAGATATTCTAGAAATAGAAGACAGCATAAGGTTTTTGCTTAAACAGTTTATAGAGAAAAATGGAAACTGCGATATTGATATAGACACGGAACAGGCTTATGCAGAATCTATGGATGGAAAAAGAAAAAAACTAATTAGATTATCTGTTAATATGAAAGTAGGAATATGAATCATGAGATGCACAGTAGAATAGAGAAAGAAGTAAAACGATTAGAATCTTCAGATAGGTTTTTTCAATGGGTGAGTGTATTTCATAAAGCATACACCGAGAAGTATGATTTAAAAGAAACTACAACATTTGGAAAATAAAACAAACAATGAAAAGAAATCTAATAAAAACAACAACAGGACTACTAGCTATTATTATTTCATTAGGAACAGTAACTTACTGGATTCTCAACCCGTCGCTTACTGAAATGGAAATACTTTTAAAACTATGGTGGGTTTATTTAATGGTGATTGTATTGTTGATAATTTATAACAAGGTCAAATAAAATAATAACTTAATAAACAAAACTAAATATATAAACAATTATGAGTAAACAAATCACATTAGGAAACACAGTAAAGGATAAAGTAACTAGTTTCACAGGAATAGCGGTCGCCAGAATTGAGTACATAAACGGATGTGTTCAGTTTTGCGTAAAACCAAAAACAAGTAAAGATGGTAAAATGCCAGAAGGCGAATACTTAGACGTTCAACAATTAGATTTCGTAGATAATGGAATTTCACTTGACGCCGAACCAACTGGTGGAGACCAAATCGACTGTCCTAAATAACCATAAAAACTAATTTTCGTATCTTGCCTTAAAAAGAATGATAGAGATAAGATGCCCCCATTGTAATAAGAAAGCAGCCGACTGCAGTAACAAAGATGTTCTATTAGAGGTTTTATGCTTCAGATGTCGGTGTACATTTAAAATAGATAACGGTGTATATTCTCATGAACCACCAAAACAGAAATCATTTAAAGAGCGATACGAGAAACTTAAATACTTGAGTTACCAGGATAGATTGAATTTAAAGAAGAAATAAATGAATTTTGATAAATATATATGTGTTATGTTTCCTTATCCAAGCGGTAACGGGTTGCATATTGGGCACTTCTATAATTATGCAATTATAGATAGTTATTGTAACTATTTAAGATATAAAGGAGAAACTGTATTTCAACCTTTTGGGTATGATTCTTTTGGCTTACCTGCTGAAAATTATGCTAAAAAAGTAGGTGGAAATCCTAAAGATGTAATCTATGAAAACATTACTAATTTCAGAGAACAAATAAAGGAAATGAATACTCAATTTGATGAGTTGTTAATTACTTCCAATGAAGATTATCAAAAACATTCTCAATGGTTATTTGCGAAACTTTCTGAAAAAGGATTGGCATACAAAAAAGATGCAGAAGTAGACTTTTGTATTGATTGTGATACTGTTTTAGCTCGTGAACAAATTAAAGGAAACAATTGCGATAGATGTGGAAATGTTCCTACTAAAAAAACATTAAACCAATGGTATTTTAAAATAACCGATTATAAAGAAAGGTTGATTAAAAACCTTGATATTATTGATTATCCAAAAAGCACAATTAACGCACAGAGAAATTGGTTAGAAAATCAACACGATTGGTGTATTAGCAGGCAAAGAAAGTGGGGTTGTAAGATACCTATTGATGGAGAAAATGACACAATGGACACCTTTGTAGATAGTAGTTTCTATTATATTATTTATTGCATTGTAAAAGGAATAAAACCAAAACAAGTTGATTTGTATGTAGGAGGTTCTGAACATGCTTGTATGCACTTAATTTATGCAAGATTCATCAATATGTTTCTTTATGATATTGGATTTATAGATTTTGAAGAGCCGTTTAAAAGGGTTATACATCAAGGTATGATTTTAAATAATGGTGAGAAGATGAGTAAAAGCAAAGGAAATGTTATAAACCCAAGTAATTATAATCAGAGAGAATTGAGGTTTTACTTGATGTTTATAGGACATTATTTTGATGGCGGTAGTTGGAATGACACCAATATAAAAGGGATAACTAAATTCTTTAATAGATTTGATAAATGGACTTCTGAAAATGGGAATGATACAATTGATATTGATAAATTTAAAACGGAAATATTTAATTATACAGATGCTTTTAAATTTAACAAAGTAGTTAGTTCTTTTATGATATTATATAATAAAAACAAGAACAAGAAATTAACGAGAGAAAATAACAATGAATTAATAAAGTTGCTTAAAATCTACACAGCGTAGTATTATGGGGAACGTTGAGAATATAAAACGGTGGTATTTTACGCATCTAATTTGAAAATAATTACAAGTTTAACATAAACAGATTGGGCTAACTAGACACCCTGACACCTACTGTTTTATATTTATTGTTAGGGTGCGTTATTATTATGGAAATGTACACGAGCGACCTAGTTGATTTAGTTTCAAAGTATGCCAAAAAAGAAAAAGAATATAGAACAAAAAAGGGTGATTATGCTGTGAATGATTTACTATTTGATATGCAACACGAGATGCGTAAGATTTTATATAAAAGATTATGTCAATGCTTTAAATCTGTAGATGAAAGGTGTAAAGAGCGTAAAGATCCAATTGAAGTAAAAGATTTATATAAAATCGTAAACGAGCTTTAATGCACCCTAACGGCTATTATATGATTAACGACGTGATTAATAACTTAAATTAAATAGAATGAACGGATTAAAAGAGTTTTTTACATACCTAACAAACCTAGAAGCAAGACAATTGTAATTGAACGCTATTTTATGGGTGGTTATGTGGTGGAAACAGACGATGAGTGTACTGAAAAATTAGCAAATGATTTGAAAGTGGCTAAAGAGGAAAATTATAAGTTAAAAAACCCTAAAGAAGAAATTATTGAAATTAAAATTGACGATGTTAAGAAAATGAACTACTGGGGGTTTCGTAAATGGAAAAGAAGTTAGTATTGTGTACAACTAATTGTATATGATTTGTTGAGGAACGAAATAAAATATATACCGTGTTAACTACTGGCACGGTAAATTAAATACGAAAGATGACACATAAAGAACTAACAGAGAGATCGGTTAAATGGCTTAAACGACATAGTAATAACACTAAGATACCTAATTGCAGTACGATTGCTTCTGAAATCACTTCTAATACAACAAGTGGCGAAATACCAGACGTATTAGGTTGGTGTTATTGGACAAGTGTATTAATAGAAACTAAAGTAAGTAGAAGTGATTTTTTACGAGACTTTAAAAAGCCATTTAGGCAATTTGCTGATATTGGAATGGGGGAATTTAGATATTATATATGCCCTAAAGACTTAATAAAGATTGAAGAAGTACCCGAAAATTGGGGATTACTCTACTGCAATGAAAAAGGAAAAATAGAAACGATAAAAATAGCAAACAGACAACAAGCAAATTTGCAATGCGAACGGACTATATTACTATCGTTGGTTAGAAGAGCGAAAAGTAGTGCTTGTAGTTAACACCAAGCTATGAATTTTTTTTTAAATCATCAGTAAGTTAAATTAACTTCGTACATTGTAGCTATATTATATAAGAATAATTTTTTTCGTTTAGCCGCTAATTTTTATTAGCGGCTTTTTTTCTTATATTTGTTGTGCATTGTGTTTAAAGACACGAGCAATACATAAATACATTTAATGATTAACTTTAACAGAAAGCCAATGAGAGCATCAGTATTATGCATCATTCATGGCGGGTAAGAAACTTTTAGAGCGAATAAAAAACTTCGGTAACAAGCCTACTACTAAATCTTACGGCTCATCCACAACGACCCTTAGAAACAACCCCCAAGAAGGATTCACAGACAGAATGCTGGAGTATTTATATAATAATCCTACAGCCTTAACAAAACAAGCTAATTGGATAGATTTATATAATAACTGGTACTTAATGACGTGTTATGAACAGAACCCAGTTGTTAACGCTGTTATAAATATTAAAGCTGACGCATGGTCTAACATGCGATTTAAAGTAAAGGTATTAGCATCAGATGAAATCATAGATTTAAAAGATTACGATGCAGACGGGGGGAAACTTAAAACCCTACTAACCACACCAAATCCGCTTCAAAGTGGCTTAGAATGGCTGAAAAACTATAAGATTAACTACGCTACATTTGGTAATTCATACGTATATGCATCTGTTCCTGTTGGAGCAGAGAGATTCTTTGATTATAAATTAATCAACGTAATGAACAACCTGCCTAATGCGAACACAGAAACTGTAATTACTGGTAAGTGGCTTGAAGCAACCACGAAAGAAGAAATAATCTCTAAATATATTCTAACAAATATAGACGGCAGTAGAACGCCTCTTGACACTAATAAGGTATGGCAAACAAACACGCCTAACATTAGACTCAGCGTAAACTTCACAGAGGGCGTAAGCAAACTAGTAGCATTAAGAAGTCCTATTAGTAATATTGATGCTGCCTTTGAGACCAGAAATGTGATGCTTCATAATCGTGGCATGTTAGGATTTCTTAGCTCAGAGAAGACCGCTGATGGATTAGGCTCTATTGCTTTAGATCCTGATGAAATAAAAATTAATCAAGAAGCCTTAAATAAATACGGCACTCTTAATGGTCAGTACAAACACGCTATAGTGCCACAACCAATGAAGTTTGTTAAGACATCAACATCATTGAAAGAATTAATGGTGTTTGAGGAAGTAGAAAGCGATGCGATTGCTGTATCAAATGCATTTGGTGTTCCTGAAGATTTAACTCGATATTACATTAAAAAAGGAGGTCTAGCAAAAGAAAATAATGCTAGTGAAAAGAGGTTATACGATTCTACTATAATTCCAGAAAGTGTGGATTTTATGTTAGGATTGAACAGTTTCTTAAAAACAGAAGAGAACGGCATTCAATTATTAGCTTCATTCGACCATGTTGCAGCACTACAAACCGACAAGAAACAAGAAGCCGAAACTAAAAAATCAAATCAAGAGACAGCAAATTCAAATTTCATGTCTGGACTTACAACTTACGGGCAGTATGCGATTTCTTGTGAGGTAGACCTTGAAGACAAATCTCTTGAAAAACTTAGGGTATGGGATTTATCCCCAGAACAACTAATTGCAATCGGTGTTGTAAACACTAGAGCAACTAATACATTAAATGATGGAACTCAACAAAACTAAAAACAAATTAAACCAGCATTTTGCGGTAAAGACGAATTTAAGTACTTATAAAGAGATTGACGAAGAGAGGCGTATTATTAAAGCTGTTGCCAATACTTATAATTATTATGACCATGACTACGATGCTTTAAGAATGGGTTGTTCTAAAAAGTCAATTGATGATCGTGGCGCTCAGTCAAACGCTCCGGATAAGATTCTTCATGCTTTATTTCATGATTTAACGCGATTACCAGGTAAATCAATACTAGAAGCTGAAAGAACCATAAACGGCAATCAAGTGCTATATACAGAATCAAAGCTTACTGATACATCTGAAGGTGAAGATACTTTAGTGAAATATGTTGACGGCATTTACAATCAACACAGTATTGGGTTTAGATATGTTCAGTTGGAATATGTTGAAAGGGAAGGCGATGGATGGGATAAATTCATTAATACTTTAATCAATCCAGAAGATGCTGAAAAGGTTGGATTTGGTTATGATGTTACAGAGATAAACTTACACGAATGGTCTACTGTAGCGTTTGGAGCTAATAAGTTAACGCCATTTTTAGGAACTAAGACCAAGAACAATAAAATACATTTAGAAAATATTTACACAAAAATGGATGCTTTAATAAAGAAAGCAAACCGACAAGATGTAAAAAATAAAAAGATATTCGACTTACAATTAAGTCAACTGAAACAGATGATAGCAGAATTAACAAATAGCAAGCCGTCCTTGAAAGACACTCTTATACAAGAGCCGTCGAATCAAAACACTTCTTTTATTGATTATGGTAGTCTATTATCTCGAATTAATAATTAATAATTTAAAAATCATTTAAAAAATGACACCAGAAGAAAAAAAAGCACAAGAGGACGCGCTGTTATTAAAAATAAAAACGCAAGGCGAAACTCAGATTGATGCAAAGTTAGTAGAAATTAAAAATGATTTCTCAGAACTTATTGGACAAGCAAAAACAGGCTTGATAACCGAAGAAGGGTTTACAGAAGGTTTAGCGCCAATTGAAGAAAAGTTAAAAGACTTCGATCCAGAAATCTTTAAATCTTATCGAACAGAACTAGATAAGTACAAAGGTATGGTTGATTCTCAAGGAACTGAATTAGCTAAACTTAAAGAAGGCGGATTACCTGCTAATGTTAATAAGGCGGATGCTTTATGGGCAGAAGTTTTGGAGCATGTTAAATCACCAGAATTTGACCAGTTTGTTAAAAATCCGAAGCAAAGCGTATCATTCGCACTAAAAACGGTTAGTATCACAGATGATTATACTGGAAATGTATTTATTTCAGCTCAAGATTCAAGAGTAGTAGATTATCCAGAGGTAACAAGATTGAATATTCGTGATTTATTACGGGTTAATCCAATCGATTTCCCATTATTAACATTCTTAACCGTTACTGATTGGGTTCGTGCCGTTGGTGTGGTTTCTGAAAACGGGATTCTTCCAGAATCTGCCTTTAAAGAAGTAGAAGAAAGCACTGACGTTAAAAGAATAGGTACATTTCTTTCTTTATCTAAGCGTATTTTAAGAAGACCAAAATTTATAGTTGACCACTTACGTCAGAGATTACCAGCACAGGTTCGTTATTACGAAGATTTTCAATTGCTTTGGGGTGATGGTGCAGGAAATAACTTAACGGGTATATTCAATGTAGCGGATGACTTCGCAACTATTGTAAATGCGACTAAGATTACTGGAATAGCTGGAGATGTAACAAGTATTGCGACTTATAATGGTGGCACTCAAACATTAGTTAACTTCACTGCTAATCAAGACACTTTGTTTAATGGGGATGTTATAACATTCGCAGCAACTACTGCCGGTACTTATGATAATTCTTATAGTGCAATTGTTATTAGTCCAACACAGATTTTAATAGAGCAAGCATATACAGCAGATGTAAATGTACTTGCAAACTGGACATTCACTGTTAATAATGCGTTTAAAGATTCTATAGCAGCGGCTCAACAAATTGATGTGTTGAAAGTGGCTAGTTCTATTATCAATGTACAGCAATATCGTAACACAGGTTTTGTATTAAACCCAACGGATGCAACTAAGATAGAAACTTTAAAAGGTAATGACGAGCATTATATCGATGTCAACCGATTAGAGAACGGTGTACTTACAATTGCAGGAGTTCCAGTAATTGAAACAACAGCGATGCCAGCAGGTAAATTCGCTTGTGGTGATTGGTCAATGGCTGCGGCTTTATTCCAATACACTGATTTGACGTTAGAGTTTGCGGAAAGCGTAGACCAAAAGTTAAACAATACTGTTGTAGCTATCATTCAGGAAGAAGTTTTATTTCCTATCTATAACAAGTATATGTTCTTAACAGGTGATTTCACAACTGCAATAGCAGCGATAGGAGTTTAATCTTTAAAATTTTATTATTATGGCAAAGCTAGTTATTGAAGGTGACCAGAAACAGTTAGAAGCAATTATAAAACGAAGTCGTTTGGCTTGTAATAAATATGGATTGAAAGCTGCAATTATACTCAGTGCTGAAGAAAAAGCAAAAGCTAAAGCTGAATCAGACGCTAAAGAGGCAAGGGATAAAGCTCAGGTTGATGCTATAAAAGCTAGAACAAAAGCGAAAGCGGATGCAAAAGCGAAAGTTGAAGCAGATGAAAAAGCTGAGGCAAAAGCACGAGCAGACGCGAAAGCGAAAGTGAAAACTAAAGCAGCGGCTGAATTAGAAGCTGAGATAAAAGCGAAAGCAAAAGCAAAAGCTAGACTTGAATTGGAAGCTGAGGCGAAAGCGAAATCAGATGCTAAAGAAGCGAGAGCTGCAGCGGCAGCAGATTTAAAAGCAGAATCAGACGCAAAGAAACCTAAAAGTAAAAAGTAATCATGGCATATTTAATTGACGATACTTATTTTGTACGCGAACTGATAACCCCTAATAATGGTGAGGTTGATGTTAGTGACACTAATAATCCATTTAGTTTTTGGATTGATACTGAGGCTCGTCAGTTACTTAAGCTTGCACTTGGGCTAGAACTTTTCACAGACTTTGACAGTAATGTCACTGCTGGTGTATATGTGCCTGGAGTAACTAAATGGGACAACCTAGTTAATGGAGTCACATATACTTACAAAGGAAGTACATACAGGTTTGAGGGATTATTATATACAGAGGGAGCAGTTCCTAAGAGTTTATTGGCAAATTATACGTGGGCGAAATGGTTTCCTACGTATATGAGCCAATTAACAGGAATGGGAGAACGGGTTGGTAGTGCCGCAAATAGCTTTATAGCTAATGGTGCTGCAAGACAAGCAAAAATATGGAATCAGGCTGTTTCAATGTACAACGGGGACACCAGTCTTTGGGAAATATTCTCAGGCATTGATGTTGATAGTTCATTAGTTGAAACATTTCAGAACACATATTATGTTAGCTTGACTAAGTTTTTATTGCAAAATGAAGATGATTATCCAAATCCTGCTGTTATATATCTCATGAAGAAAAACAGATTTAGTATATGATTATAGGTAGAGCATTAGGTTATTTATTTGATGGAATGACATTAACGGGTACTCCTGCAGGAACTAGAACAGTTCAGAATAATATGGGGAATCAAGATGCATTAAATAAATTTATAGCGGAGAGTGATTCAAGAGAAGCGGTAAAGTTTCCTTTGATATTTTATGTCATTGCTCCTGTTGAAACGATAGGAAACTATCGCTATTGCAATACTGATTTAATTATCATGATGAATACTAAAGAATCTCTTTTATATAAAGATAGAACAGATAAAACGTATGTTGATTATATAGAGCCTGTTTACGATAAAGTAGTAACGGCTTTAAAGCAAAATATTTATGTGACTGATTTGTCTGAAAAGAGAGAGCGTTATTCTTATGTCGATGTGCCTAATTACGGCATAACAGAGGCAAAACCTGTGAGTAAAATCCAAGATAAAAGCGCAATAAGTGATTACGTAGATGCTAGAATAGTAAAATTAAGATTAAAAATAAACACAAATTGTTTAATACCATAAAAAAATAAAAAAATGGCAATTATATTAAATTTACAAGGCGATTGTACTACTGGTACATTAGGGACGGGCTTAGATGCTTGTCAAGCCTTATATGGAGACTTTGATGGAATAGACCTTTATAACCCAAGTTATTCGCTAACTGTTGCAACTGATACGTTGCCAACTGAGGCGGAATACAAAGCTTTGATACAGGCTAAAACGGTTTATCCATTAAACAATGTTTTTGAA